CAGCGGCGGGCCGTGGCTATGGCATGGTCTGCCGCCTACCGCCAGTTCGCCAAGAGCCGCGCGCCGTTGGACGTGTGGCTGGTGCGCACCATACCAGCCAGCCGCAAGCACCCGCAGATGCTGGCCGAGTGGATAGCGCTGGACTACGACATACAGGTGCTGGACCCCGGCTATGCCGAGAGCATGGCACGGGCACGGAACGACATGCACCGGCAGCTGGTGCGCCAGTGGTACGCCCTCCACCTATCGCAAGAGACGATAGACGCGAGGCAAGCGGCCCGCCGCCAGCGACTCGCGGCCCTTGGCTTGCGTTCCATGCCATCTTCGGTGCCTTCGTCGCGCCCGGAATGGTGATTTTTTAAACTCGCAGCTCTGGGAAAGACCCCGCGCCCAGTTTTTTCTCCCCCCAACACAGGAGAAAAAACGGCACGAAAACGTTGGAACATCAAGGAAAAGAAAGGATACGGATAAATGAGCCAAAACACGTTCGACATTTTCGACGATACCGCCGGCCGGCACGTCGGGCAACAGGAAAAGGCCACCCGTCGGCTGATCGAGAGCCTTACCGAGCGTTCGGGCGGCGACCTTGACCCGTTCGCCACCACGCTATGCGCCAGCCTGTTGTCCTTGGCCCAGAACATCGACACACAGCGCAACGCCGGCAAGGAGATCAGCCGCAACATGAACACGTACCTGGACAACGTGCAGCGCCTTCAGGACATGTACCCGCCGGAACCGAAGGTGGACGAAGACGTGGCCGCCTACTTGGCCGAGGCGAAGGCATGACCAGGGAACCGCCGCTTATGCGAGCCGGAACGCGCCGCGACCCATCGCGCCGCACAGACGGCAACGTGGTGGCGCGCACTGCCGAACTGTTGGGCAAACCGTTGTTGCCTTGGCAACGGTACGTCGCGGACGTGGCCGGCGAACTGGACGACGCCACAGGCACGTACCGGTATGACACCATCGTGCTTACCACGCCCCGCCAGTGCGGCAAAAGCACGTTGATAGACACCGAGGACACGCGCAACGCCCAGCTTGGACGCGATAGGAAGATCTATTACCTTGCCCAGACCGGCAAGGACGCCGAACAGCATTTCAAGGAATACGTGAAGCAACTGAGGGACAGCCGGCTGGCACCGCTGGCCCTGAAGCCACGACTGAGCAACGGCGGCATGGAACAGCGGTTCGCCAACGGCAGCTTCATACGCCCTTTGGCCGTCACGAAGGTGGCCGGCCACGGCGTGCAGATGGACAAATTCACCCTGGACGAGGCTTTTAGCCTGACCGAAGAGGCCGGCTATATGATCTTGGACGGCTTGGGGCCGACCATGAACACCCGCTTAAGGTTCACCGGCGTGCAACCTCAAATGTGGATTACCTCGACCGAAGGCACGGCCGCTTCGACGTTCTTCAACACTCTGTTGGACGGCTTGCGCGCCGGCGACGTGCCCGAACGCACGGCGTGGTTCGACTTCGGCTTGCCCGACGACGAAGACCCCGAAGACCTCAAGGCCGTGGCACGATGGCACCCGGCCGCCGGCCTGTTGTGGGACTTGCGCCAGTTGGCCGACTTCCGCCAGCAGTTCGGGGACAACAAGGCCGGTTGGGCGCGAGCCTTCGCCAACCGGCGCGACGTGGGCATAGCCGAGCGCATCATATCGGCCGACCTGTGGAACGCCACCACATGCTGGCCGATAGCGCCCGGCGACTTGGCCGGCCGCCCCGTGGTGTTCGGTGCCGCCGTGGACGTTGACGCCACCCACACGGCGATTAGCGCCGGAATATTGGAACACGACGGCACCGTTAACGTGCAGTTGCTCAAGGTGCTGGACGGCACCGGCGCGGCACCCAATGAGATAACCAGGCTGTGCGCCACCTACGACGCGCCCCTGTGCATGGACTCGCGCGGACCGAACGGCGACTTGTGCGACCGGCTGAAGGCGTTGGCCGACATCAACGGCGACCCGGTTGTGCGTTTCGTGGACATGCAAGCCGGCGATTTTCTCAGCGTGGGCCAGGCGTTCGTGAGCGGCCTTGAGAACGGCACCGTGCGGCACGCGGCCGACACCGAGCTGGACGCCAGCGCGGCGAACAGCGCGCGCGCATGGAGCGGCGACGCTTGGCGCATATCACGGCGCGGCAGCACCGGCAAGACATCACCGCTCGAAAGCGCCATGCTTGCCGCGTGGGGCGTATCCCACCGGCCCGAACCCGAAGGGCCGTTGCAAATATTCTGACCATGTACGGCTGTGGCGGACTGTGGCAGGCAATGGCGCGCGCCACTCGCCACGGCCATGCGTGAGCGCGCATGATGTGTCGCATGAACGACTTCGGTTTTTTTCAGCGGCTACGCTTCGCCGGCAAGATCATCACGCGCGGCGTGGCCGCCGTGGACGACATGCCGGCCGAGATAATGCCGCCAAGCCGCACGGCCGCGTATGACCCGCTGCAACTGTCCACCGTGTTCCGTGGCGTCCAGGTGCTCCAGACCGCAATCGCCGGCTTGCCGTTGCACGAAATGCGCGGCGGCGTGAAACTCAACACGCTTACGTCCATCATCGACCGCCCGGACGCCAACCGAAGCCGCCGCGACTTCATAAGCGACATCGTGGCGTCGCTGTGCTTGGACGGCAACGCGTTCGTTCGCAAACTGCGCTATGACGGCGAAGTGGTGTCGTGCCAAGTCTTGCCGCCGTCTCTGGTGACCGTGCGCGACGATGGCCGCGACCCCGCCGCGCCGGTGCTTCGCTATTCGTATCTTGGCCGCGAGTACACGCCGGATGAAATCACACACCTGAAGTTCCTGAACGTTCCCGGCCGGTTGCGTGGCCTTGGCCCCATTTCGGCGGCGCGCGAAGAGGTGGAGGGCGCGAAGATGGCCCGCGACTACAAGGCCCGGTTCTACACCGATAGCAGCAACGTTAAGGGCTATCTGAAGAGCGACCAGAAGATCACGCCCGACAGCGCGAAACAGGCGAAGGACGATTGGGGCAAGGCCGGCAAGGCCGGAGACATCAAGGTGGTTGGCAGCAACCTAACCTATGTGCCCTTGGACATGAAGCCGGCCGACCTTCAGTTTTTGGAAACACAGAAGTTCGACACCACCCAGATCGCCCGCCTGTTGGGCATCCCGGCCAGCATCATGCTTGCCGCCGTGGACGGCAGCAACCTCACCTATTCCAACATCGAGCAATCGTGGATTGAGTTTGCGGACTACACGCTGGCCGCCTACACGGGCGAGATCGAGGAACTTCTAAGTTCTTTGCTACCGCGTGGCCGCGTTGTGCGCTTCGACTGGGATAGTTCGCGCCGCGCCGATATGGCCGACCGTTACAACGCCTACAAGACCGCCATCGGCTCCGGGTGGCTCACCGTGGACGACGTGCGCGACCGCGAGGGCTTGCCGCCGTTGACGCCCGAACAGGCGGCCCAGATTCAACAGATCGGAGGAACCACCAATGAGCAATGAGCACGACGAAAGGCTTATGGAGGCGCGCACGCTCAACGTCACCGGCCTACGCTTGCGTGACACCGGCGACACCGGCGACGGCATGACCTTGGAGGGCGTGGCCGTGCCCTTCAATCAGCGATATGCGCTGTTCAGTGATTACGCCGAGGTGATAGACCCCGATTGCGACTTCGGCACCCGCAAGACCGTGAAAGTGAGCCGCGAGCATGGCGACCTTATCGGCAAGCTGACCGACATGCGCCGCGAAGCGGACGGCTTGCACGTCGTGGCGAAGCTGGCCGACACCGAAAGCGGGCGCGAGGCCGCCGAACTGGTGCGTGAAGGCGTCTACGACGGCTTCAGCATCGGCTTCAGGCCGGTGGAAAACAGGGTTATCGACTCGGACGACGGCGTTACCGAAGTCCACCGTAGGGCAATCGACCTGTTCGAGGTGGCCGTTACCGGCATCCCCGCGTATCCGGCCGCCGAAATCACCGGCCAGCGTTCCCAGACCATCACAACCAACAACAACGACGAAGGAATGGAGGCACCCGTTATGGGCGACAACACCAACAACGAACAGCGCGATAACGCCATGAACGAACGCTTGGAGGCGTTCAGTGAGGAACTGCGCGGCATCAAGGCCACCGTGGCCGCCGGCATCCAGACCACCCCGCCGGCCGAGCTGGGCGGCGAGTTCCGCACCGCCGGCGACTATCTCAAGGCGCTGAGCGACGAACGCGACGCCAACCACGCGGCCGCCATCGACCTTATGCGCCAGACCCGCGACGCCATCGTTACCGGCGACACCGGCAACACCGTGGCATGGATTGCCGATGACTTGCGCCTGATCGAACAGCGCCGCAAGGTGACGAACATCCTCACCCGCGACACGCTGCCGGCCACCGGTATGAGCATGGAATACAACGTGGTCTCCGAGGACACCACGGCCGTGGACAAGCAGACCGCCGAGGGCGCGGCCCTGACCTTCGGCAAGGTGAAGTTCGGCACCAAGACCGCCGACATCAACACTTATGGCGGCTACACCACGCTTTCGCGCCAGACCATCGAGCGCAGCACCACCCCCATGCTCAACACGGCGCTGAAGGCCCTGAACAACGCCTACGCGAAGTCCACCGAAAACGCCGTGCGCACCTACCTGTACGACCTCATCAAGTCCCAGCGCGACGCGACCGACAACCCGAACAACATCACGACCCCGGCCGCTTTGAACGACATGACGACAGACCAGTGGGCCGGCCTTATCCTTGACGCCGCCGAGGTGATGGACGATAGGAACGCGGCCATGACCCGTCTGGGCGTTTCCAAGGACGTGGCGCTGGCCCTTATCAAGCTCAAGGACTCGGGCAACCGGTTCATGGACATTTCCGGCAAGGGGTCGGATACCATCGGCGCTTTCGACGTCACCGGCGTGGTGGGCGACCTCATGCGCGTGCCGGTGTACTTGCTGCCGAAGGCCCCGACCGGCACCGCCGCGTTCATCGACCCGACCGCCGTCACCGTGTGGGAGAGCGGCGGCCCCACCCAGCTTTCCAACACCGACCCAGTGAACATCGTGGACAACTATTCGGTGTACGGGTACATGGCCGTGGCCGCGACCTTCACCGACGGCTTGTTGCCTGTCAAGTTCGCTGCCGCATGATGTGCCGCATGAACGACGAACAGTTGTTGGCCCAGCTTCGCGACGAAGTGGGCGTGCCAAGCGGTGACGATGAACGACTAACCGCGAAGCTGGCCGCCGCCAAGGCGTATGTGGCAAGCGCCGTGGGCGCGGCATCCATCAAGGACGAAGTGCTGGCCGATTGCATTGTGTCGTGCGCGGCGGATCTGTACAACAGCCGCGACGCCCGGCTGGGCGTCATGGACGTGGGCGATTCGACTGTGGAACCGTTCAGGATCTCCACCGACCCGCTCCGCTCGGTCTGGCCGAAACTCAAGGCGGCGGGCGTAAACACCGGCGGGCTGGTGATCGCATGAACATCCAGGAACAACGCGCCGCCCTCATGGACACGCTCGCCGACATGCTCGACGGGCTCGTGAGCAGTATCAGCATCGACGCCCAGCTGGTGCGCCCGGCCGCCGGCAAGGTGGCCGTGTTCATCGAACCGCCGGCCGTGGAATGGCCGTCATGGGGCCCGCCGGAACCGGTCTGGACGTTGGACGTCATCGCCGGCACGCCGGCCACGCAGCCATCCGCAGTCGATGACATCCTCACAGCGCTCGACCGGCTCGCCGAACGTGGCCTGAACCTCCAGAAGGCCACGCCTGCGACATGGAACCTCGCAGGGGCCGGCACGCTCGCCGCCTACCAGGTCACGTTGAACGCTCTGGAAACCGAATAAGACAAGGAAAGGAAAACAATCATGGCTGGAAAGATCCGCACGCTCGGACCAGGCATCTTCAAAATCACCGACACCGAAAACGGCAGGGACTTCAGCGCCGACCTGACCAAGGCGCAATTGAACCCGTCGAACAGCAGCGACGACCCGACGACGTTCCTGGACGGTTCCGAGGAAACGAACACCACGACCACGTGGACGTTCGAGGGCACCGTCGGCGACGACTTCAGCGAGGACGGTCTGTCCGTCTGGCTCTTCGACCACAAGGGCGAGACGCTGCCGGCCCAGTTCGTCCCGAACACGAACGGCAAGATCCAGTGGACCTTCAACGTCACCATCGCGCCAATCGCCATCGGCGGCGACGTCAAGTCGAAGAACACGAACGATCTGAGCTTCGCCGTCACGAACGTCGCCCACACGGCCTACTCGGGTAAGTGATGGCTGACAAGGCATTGATGGTCGTCGGCCAGAAACGCTTCGTGCAGACGATGCGCAAGGCCGGCGCGGACATGGACGACCTGAAGGAAGTGAACCGCGAGGCCGCGCAGATCGCACTGCCCGCCGTCCGCAACCTCGCCCCGCGAGGCAAGACCGGCCGGCTGGCCGGCAGCCTGCGTGTCGGAGCGACGAAACGCGCCGGCGTCATCCGCGCCGGCCGCAAGGCCGTGCCATACGCGGGCCCAATCAATTACGGCTGGCCGAAACGGCACATCCGGCCACGGCTCTTCGTCAACAACGGTGTCGCCTCCACCGAGAGCCAATGGCAAAAGGTCTACAAGGACTTCATCGACAAGACACTGAAGCAAGTGAAAGGAAAATAATGGCAACCACACGAATCACCTACACCGACGGCAAGCATGAAATCGTCCCAATCACGATGCGCGCGACCTGCAAGGCCGAAGCGCACGCCATCGAGGCCGGATGGGGCACCATCACCGAATCGCCGGTTAGGACCGGCGCATACGCCACTTACGCCGCTCTCCGCATGGCCGGCCGCAACCTCCCGGACTTCGACCATTGGCTCGACACCGTGGCGTCCTTCGACATCGCCAAGTCCACCGAAAACAAGGATGCCGCGACTGAAAACCCTACAGATTAGCCGAGTGGCCGCAAGGCTCGCTCGGATGGCTCTCTTTCCTTCTGGCCAGCCGCTTCGGCGGCACGCCATGGCAATGGCGCAACGAGGCCGATGAAGCCGATTGGGGCACCGGCATCGCCGCGCTTCTCAAGGAAACCGAAGACACACAAAAGGACTGACAATGGCACACAGCGCGATCATGAGCGTGCGCATCACCGGCAACGCCGATGATGCCGTCAAGGCGTTCGAGAAGACCACCACGAAGGCGGCCGCTTTCGGCAGCGCCATCGGCGGATTGGCCGTCAAGGGCGTGACCGCGCTGTGGGACACGGTGAAGGGCTTCGCCGGCGACGTGGTGAACATGTCGGACAGCACCGACAAGTTCATGAACACCATGAGCTTCGCCGGCATCGACACCAAAGCCGTGCAGGCAGCCACGAAGGAAACCCGCAAATACGCCGACGCCACCGTGTACGGCCTCGATGACATCCAGAACACCACCGCGCAGCTGGCGGCAAACGGCATCGGCAACTACATGGAACTGACCGAGGCGGCCGGCAACCTCAACGCGGTGGCCGGAGGCAACGCCGACAGTTTCAAAAGCGTGGCCATGGTCCTCACCCAGACCGCCGGCGCGGGAAAATTGACCACCGAGAACTGGAACCAGCTTGCCGACGCCATCCCGGGCGCGTCCGGCAAACTCCAGGAGGCGCTGCTGAAGAACGGCGCGTACGCGGGCAACTTCCGCGACGCCATGGCCAAGGGCGAGATCACGGCCGACGAGTTCAACAAGGCGCTCATGGACCTCGGCATGACCGACGTGGCGAAACAGGCCGCGACATCGACCAGCACCATCGAGGGAGCCATGGGAAACCTCGAAGCAGCCGTCACCGGCGGCCTGACCGACGCATTCAACCTCTTCAAACCGGCCGTCACAGGCGGCATCAACGCGGCCGCGACGGCAGTCACAAACCTCGCGCAGAACGGCACGCAGGGATTGCAGACGTTCTTCACACAGGTCAAGGACACCGGAGCGTTCACCGCCTTGCAGACGGCCGCGCAGTCGGTCGGCGGCGGCCTGCAATCATTGTGGACCGGCATCATGGCCGTCGTGAACGCGATGACCGGAGGACAGCCGGCCGGAACCTCGTTCGGCAACGTGCTCAACACCGTCGCCACGACCGCGCAGACGGTCGGCGGCTGGCTGAAGACCGCAGGCGACTGGATCAGTCGAAACACGGAATTAGTGACGCCACTCGTGGCCGCCGTCGGCGGCGCCGTGGCGGCCGTCACCGCCGTCACCACCGCCATGCGGATTGCCGCCGTCGCTCAGGCACTGCTCAACGCGGTCATGGCCGCGAACCCGATCATGCTGGTCATCACGCTCATCGCCGCACTCGTGGCCGGACTCACCTACTTCTTCACCTGCACCAACACCGGCAAGGCCGTCTGGGCGAGCTTCACGAGTTACCTTTCCAGCTGCGTGCAGGGCATCATCGGCTTCTTCTCCGGTCTCGGCTCCACCATCGTCAACATCTTCAACTCGGCAGCGAACGGGGCAAGGAACGCGTGGAACGGCGTAGTCGGCTGGTTCCGCGGACTGCCAGGCTCCATAGCCGGGTTCTTCGGCAACGCCGGCAGCATCCTGTACAACGCCGGAGCGAGCATCATCAGCGGTTTCCTCAACGGCCTCAAATCGATGTGGAGCAACGTGACCGGCTGGATCAGCGGCATCGGCGACTGGATCAAGGCCCACAAGGGCCCGATCAGCTACGACCGTCGCCTGCTCATCCCCGCCGGCCAGGCCATCATGACCGGTTTCGCCCAAGGCCTCAACACCGGTTTCGACAACAGTGTTGAAACCGCTATCAGCCGCGCCAACCGCAGACTAGCGGCCATGCCCCTCAACCTCTCCACCCAAGGCAACACGGCCACGCCAGCCGTGGTCAACACCTGGAACGTGGAGATCAACGGCGAGGTCATCGACAAGGACGGCACCGCCAAGGCCATCAAACGGCTCCTGGCCGACTACGACGCAAGGAGGTCATGATGCAGCAGTGCTTCATGTTCATCGACACCGGCAACGGCTGGACACCGGTGAACGACTCAGCCAAGGACGTCGCGGCCCTGGACTCGTTCACCATCGACTGGGGAAGCGACAGCATCGACGAACAGCCCGAACCGGCCGTGATGACCTTCACCCTGCGCGACAAGACCGGACGGCTCGCCGGCCAGGCATTGACATTGGCCGGCATGAAAGTGATCGTGCAGTTCTCCGATCAACCCAGATGGCAAGATCTTCAGCCGTCGATGGGCGGCTGGGAAGATCTGCGCATCCCGATCGACTCGCTGCACCGCGCCTACTCCCCCGACTCGCCGGAATCCACCGACTCGCCCGCCTCTACGATGTTCGCCGGCACCGTCTCCACCGGCGGCAGCATCGAACCGGCCAGCGACGGCGGGTGGCTGCTCAAACTCTCCGCCACATCGAGGATGGCCGTGTGGAAGCGCCTGCAATCCCAAGGACCGACAGACACGGCCGCGAAATGGGACGGAGCGCACTGGATAGGCACGCCATCAGCACGCCTCAAGGAGATGAACCGCAGGGCCTCGGAGCAGGGAGCGCCGGAAGCCCAACTGGACGGGCTCGCCCTGCCGTCAAGCGTCGCGCCATACACGCCATCCGACCACCCATCGCAGCTCGACCTGCTGCACCGGCTCACCGCCGGGCCACGACTCCCGCAATGGCATGAGGTCTACGACGGCGCGGCATCCACCCTCAGGCCGCTGTTCCTCGCCGACCCGGTCTCCGTGCATCTGTCAACTGATGGCCGGCTCAACGTCCTTGCGGCCGGCGCGACACGACACGCGCTCTCGGCGGCCGATATCGAGGCATCGACGGATCTGAGCATCACCGAACCTTTCACACAGGTCGTCATCAACGCGAAACGCGTCAAATCGGACAACGGCAAGCTCTCTTTCGACGACGTGGAGATCACGATGGGAGACCAGAACCGTCTGCCACCACAATTGACCGCCATGCAGAAGAGCCTCACCATCGATTCCGACATGCTCGCCGTGGACGACTCGGGCGGCGTATGGAACAGCGGCGGCACCTCGAACGTCAGTGACACGGACCGCGCCAACATCGCGCAATGGCTCGAATCGCACGACCTGCGCATGGTCCCGGAGACAGCGACGTTCAACAGCACGCGAATCGACCCGGCACGATTTCCATGGCTGTACAAGGCAAGCCCATCCGGCCCGTTCATCATCGTCAAGGCCAAGGCATCGGCCCTGACCGGCTCCGACGGACGCCCGGCATTCACCGGCCCCATCACGACCATCGGCGGGACGCTCTCATACCGATGGCGCAACGGCAAGCCCACACTCACCCAGGCCGCGACGCTCACCGCGCTTCGACCACTCGCGACGAACCGCATCACATGGGCTGACCTGCCATCCGGCCTCAGCTGGCAGCAGCTCGACCTGCACATCTGCGACCTCTCGATGATCCAGATCATAGACGCTTCAACCATCGATGGAAAGGAAGGAACACAATGACAGCGACGACACCCATCTACGGGCTCTCATATCCGGAAGGCTCGGACCTCGTGTCATCCGCGCCGGACTCGTTCAAGGCCATGGCCGACACGTTCGAGCAGGCGCTCGACCAAGTGGACAGACGCAGCACTCCCACAGGCGTCAAACCCGTCATCGCCACCACACTCAACACGCTCGCCAAGATCCACGGCGTCACCGGTCAGACCGGATACGTGACCGACGACGGCGGCAAGACCGGCATGTACGTATGGACCGGTACGTCATGGTTGAGAATCGTCGACTCTCCAATGATCAAAGCATCCACCACCCTCACCAAAGTCACCACGGACAGCCTATACGTGACGGCCAAAATCCTCGACCAAGGCATCCACTGCATCGGATTCGACAACACCGCGCTGATCGTCGCGCAGATCGAATGGATAAACAACGGACAATTCACGTCAGCGGCATGGACACCGGTGGACCTCTTCAAATTCACCGGATACAAGGCGACACGTGAAACCTTCGGATGGTGCTTCGACAACAACTCGGACGGAACCACCACCTACAATTCCACATTCAAATGCGTGGGCAAGACCGTCAGCTGGGTCGCCAGAGGAAACTACGCGGTGAGCGCTAACTGCTGGCATCAGGGCGGCATCATCATCCCCGTCACCAAAAACAAATAACCGGAAACCATGTGAAAGAAGAAGCATATGACAAGCGAAATCACCGCGTTGGCCATCACGTTCGCCATGATCGTCATCGACTACCTGACCGGCATCGCGAAAGCCATCAAGAACAAGGACGTGAGCAGCGAGAAGATGCGCGAAGGCTTATGGCACAAGGCCAGCTACCTCGTGGTCATGATCCTCGCGGAAATCATCGAGCATGGCCAGCACATGGTCGACATGGGATTCTCCGTGCCGATCATCATCCCCACATGCGTATACATCATCATCACCGAACTGGCCAGCATTTTGGAAAATCTCGGAGAAATCAATCCGGAACTGCATGACAGCCCAATCCTCGCTCTCTTCCGCAGCAGCAAGGAAGGAAGGTGACTGATGGACGGGATCATCTGGAAGGGAAGCCCGAACCATTACACGGGACGACAAGGCTACGGCGTCACGCACATCACGCTGCACATCATGGTCGGATACCTGGCCGGCACCGATTCCACGTTCGCCAACAGCGACAGCCAATCCTCGGCTCACTACGGCATCGGGAGCACAGGCGAAATCCACCAATACGTTTCGGAACGAGACGGCAGCTACTCCGATGCTAACTACATGTCGAATTGTTCGACCATCAGCATCGAGCACGAGGGCGGCATGTCCGACGGCGCGGTCTGCACCCAGGCGTGCATCGACGCAAGCGCCAGACTATGCGCTGACATCGCGCGGCGCTACGGGTGGAAGAAACTGTGGCACGACGGGCTGAAAGGCAATGTTTGGTTGCACAGGGAGATTCCCGGCACCGATCACGCGGCCTGTCCGGACCTCGCGCCAAACGGCCTGCCGTATCAGCAGGTCATCGACAAGGCAAACAACCTACTGGAAGGAAAAGAAATGGCACTGACAGATGAAGACATCATGAAGATCTGGACTCACAAGCTGCCGAACGGCTCATGCGTGCGCGACTGCCTGTCACCGGCGATCCAGGACATCTTCGCCATGCACGACACGGGACTGACCAATGGCGGGTGGCTGCACAAGCTGCCGAACGGACGACCGGCAAGGGACATCATCAGCGACGCCACCAGCGACGTGATCCGTATGCACGACACGCTGATTCCGCAGCTCACCGCGCAGATCACAGCACTCTCGGCAGCCGTTGACGCAATGGCCAAGAGTCTCGGCGCTGACCCGGACCAGATCGCGGAAGCTGTCAAGAAAGCCGTGGCCGACAAACTTGACAGCTTGCACATCACCATCAAAGCCGAGGATTAGCCCGCGAAGCGGACGGCCGCCGTGGCTTCTCTCAACCGTCCGTCCGGCATCGCAACATAATGCTCCGTGGTCTCAACCGATTCATGACCGAGCAGTTCCGCGACCACAAACAGGTCGTGTGTGGCGGCGTAGGCCGTGGTGGCGAACCGGTGGCGCAACGTGTGCGCGGCGTACCCGTCCGGCAGCAGGCGGCTGATATGGTCACCGATGTAGGACTCCTCCACATGGCCGCCGAACCGGCCAGGGAACAGGTAGCCCCGCGCGTCCATGATGATGCCGGCCAGATCATCCGGCAACGGCACTATGCGCTGCTTGTCGCCTTTGCCGCGCACGATCAATGACCGGCCGGCGTTGTCGGCCACCACGTCATCGCTGTGGACCCG